GACAACAAACGTTTCACCCATGCGATGAGTGTAGCGTTACTTGAAAAAGTAAATAATAACTTGTTAAGGGCGGTGCAATTTCACCGCCTACAAGCCGACATATTCCACTTCTTAGCTTTAAGTGGTTTTAATGCTTTGCACGAATATAGATATTTATGTGAAAGTTTGAAACAAAGAGAACTAAAACGCTTTATCGTGTCAACGTGCCATGAACTATTGTCAGAGGAACATATTGAACCGAATATCACACCATTTTCCAAAAACCGTTTAGGTGTCACATCTAACGAAAATTGGCAATGTGTTAAAAAATGTTTTATGGACTATAGGGCGTGGGAGTCCTCATCAGTAGCACTTTACGAGGAAATAGCTTCAACGCTGTCAAGTGACGGTGATGTTATATCTTATGACTATATTAAGGAATTGTGTTTAGAAACTCACGCTGAATTGCGACACTTGACAGACATGATACTTGCTTATAATGCGGTGGATTGGTCGCTTGAACAGGTGTTGCACGATAACGATACCTTAACGGAGCGTTATAGGTTTTTAATATCAAAACTTCACTCCCCGTATTTGGGTCATCACATGAATAGTGACGTTAGTGACTCTAAGAAAGGACTTTACTATGTTCACAACACCAGCATTGTGGATTGAAAATGTTTGGTTGTCAAACTTTGGACTTTTTAATGTCGTTATTTTGGTCTACGGACTTTTGGTTTTAATTCTGCTGATTGCGAAATGGATAATTTATGCAAGAATGGCTGACCGCAATAGATGAACAAGTAAATTTTATACTTGAGCAACCGCCAACTTTGGCGTTATCAAGCGACCTCGCACATTTGCTATTGCTAAAAGAAAAATTGCCAACTATCGAGCAAATCTCGGTTGTTGATACTGACGACCACCTTGAACAGCTTATGGCTCATTTTAATGCGGTTATTTGCGATTATGCGGATAGCAAGCGGCAATCTATACTCCGAAACGAAAAAGCTGATGTAGGCGATTTTAAGGCGGTTTTACACCGTTTGTCAGAATTGATAGATGTTTTGCGTCAAGGTGCTGATGTTGACGAAAAAAACATTTTAAAAGATTGGATTGCTAATCTTTATAGTAAAATTAAGTAAACCCCTCTAAAGCGAGGGGTTTTTGTGTTATACAAAAATATACATCATTCTACTCTATTGCATTTCACATTGCCATACCATCACTTTATACAACTTTCACAACCTCACTTCGCCAAAACAACATATGACTCTACTCCACCAAACCTATACTATGTCTCACGAGACATGACATTTACAACAGCAGACTCAACCATGCCAAACCGTAACGAAACAATATGTGACTTAACCGAACTGTACCATTACAGCAAACCACGTCACTACACCCCACCTCACCTTACCAATACTAAACCCCACGAAACTTGACCCTACTGCACCATTAAGCTACCTCATTTTGCGATGCACGACCTTACCTTTACTGCACTTTAATTCACTTAACTGAACTAAACTATAACGAAACCAAAGCACAATATCGCTGTTCATCACAAAACCTTGACAACATTCAACCCTATCCCACACTACCGTACATCTACTTGACCGTATTTCACATTATTGGACTTCACCACCACAGAGCCGTACAAGACCATATTGAACCATGCCGTCACCGTATCAGACAGTACCAAAACACACAATATCGTACCTAACCATTACGCCACAAAAAAACAAATATACTGTACCGCACCAAAACTATACGCAAGGGCACAAGACTTTACTCTACCGTTTCATTGCTTTAAAGCACGTGACGCAACTTTGCTTTACCTCACTTTGCCATTACGTCAAGGTACAGCATGTCACTAAACCATCACAATACCTTACGTCACTACACCCAAACATTACGGCAAAATACCTTGCGGAACAATCACGCCACTGTACGACACTAAACCTTACCTTACCTACACCTCAAATTAAAACGCTTCGCCTTACAATCACGTTTAATCTTGCACAGTTATTTCCGCACGACCATAACCACTGTTACGCCACTGTAAAAAAGCCTTGTATTGAGCGTAGTCAAGCAACTCACGGATTAGTTTTTCAAATTTAACGTCAAGCATTTTAATTTCAAAATCAAATGTTGTTCCTGCGGGTACTGTTTCACTATTAGCAAGCGTCACACGCTCCCCTTGTGCTGTTTGCGCCCGTAATGGTCTTTGCATATTGCCTACAATGCCTTGTTCAGCACCCTCATAGCATAATGGTATTTTGCGTGGATATACAAAAACACAATCGTTTATGATTTTAATGTATGCTTTTGTTTTTGATGTTTCCGAGCCACCTACCCTTGCCATCGCTCTTGCGGACTCTTTCAGAAAACCTTTAATTTGATAATCCCACATAAACGGTTGTCCGTCTGGTTTACCGTTTAATCGTGGAAACACTGTCATTGATTTTTCTACTTCTGCTTCAACACCGATTGCAGCCACTTCTTCCTCTCTGCTCGGAGCGTCAGGTGCTAAACTTGCGATATATTCCTCATGTATTTCTTTGTCGTTAGCTTGCGTGCCTAACATTTCCTCCATAAGTGTTGCCCTACATTTTAATGTTTTCATTTTGCTCATATTCCTTTCGATAATTTATTTTACGTTATGATAATAACAGATGTTTCGGGATAAGTCAATAAGTTTTTGGTATTATTTTGGACAAAAGTGTTGACAAACTGTTTTTGATGTGGTATCATAATGGCAAAGGTGGTGAAAATATGGCTGATACATACAGACCGAGCGTTCCCAAAAAGCTATATGAACGCATAAAAATCGAGGCTGATAAAAAAGGTCGTAGGGTGCAAGATGTTGTCGTTGCAATATTGACAGAGTGGATTGACAGAAACGAGGGCAAAGATAAGTGGAAAATGTAGGGGTTTTGAAAAGGAGTTAACAGCTAATGAGGACAGCAATTCTATGTAACACTTGCGGAACGATTCACTATGAGGATGATAAACCGCATATTTGCACAAGGCGGTTGAAACAACCAGTGCCGGGATTCTGGAATTTTACATATCCGAAACAGCAATATCCGCAAGCGAAAAAAGCAGACAGGAAAGTGGGCATGGTTGACAGCAGTTTAAATCATGATTACTTGCATAACGATTCTATCTTTTTGGATTGAGGACAATGGATAAAAACAGTTGGACAATCAGGAATAAGGGTGATAAACACGCATTTCCTTGTTGCCCCGAATGTCGCAGTACAGACATTATGGTATTTGATAGTAGGGGGAACAGTATGGGTATAAGGCGCAGACGAAAGTGCCTTGCTTGCGAAAATAGATGGAATACGCTTGAGGTTATGACAGATGGTTTAGATATTTTAATAAAAGCTGTTAATAAAGAAAAATTAAATCGCAATCACTTACATAAAAAGTGGTTTGAAATAATGGAGGTTGATTTTTAATGCAAAAGAATAAAATAGTAATACCCGAAGTCAAATTAGAAAACAACAGGTTATACGTTGACGGCGAGTTAGTAGACTTAAATGACAGTTGTTCCCGAATAGAATATATTAGCGTAGGTAACACAGGTGCTAATGTTCATATTGAAATAAAGTTATCTATTAAATCGTTTAATATTGATACCATTAAAGGCAATCAGTAAGGAGTGATTATATGCACATCTATGTAAGTACAGCTTTTTTATGGTGGCTTTCTGGGTTTATGAGTTGCGTAGCGGTTTTAATACTGTTATTCATAATTGACAAGCGGATAAGAAGTAAAAAGACGGATGATAAGTTGAAGCAGATGGAAAAGGATTATGAGGTTTTTGACGATACAGATGATAAAAAATATTAAAAACTATAAAAGTAAAAGAAAGTGAGTAAAAGTAATGAAAATCAAAGTCGGAAGTGGATTTGAAAGAGAATTGATACCCGCAGAAACGTTTAGAGCAGTAGCAACGAGATTGATTGATTGTGGCGTTCAAAAAGGAAGTATGTATGGTGATAAGCACCAGATTATAATTTGTTGGGAGTTGCCCGATATAACTATAGATATTGACGGTGTTCCCATGCCACGCATGATTAGCGAATTTTATAATCTCGGTACTACCAAAGACGGTGAAGCTATTATAGGTGAAAAATCAACACTGTATAAACATCTTGTATCGTGGAGAGGTAAACCGTTTACAAAAGAGGAAATGCAATCGTTTGACTTGAAAAATATCTTAGGTGTACCCTGTATGTTGCAGATTGTCCACAATGAGAAAAATAACGGTGATATAAGAGAAAAAGTATATCACGTTATGCCATTGATGAAAGGACTTGAGCCACCGAAACCTGCAACTGAAATTATCAACTTAGATTGGTCTGCACCAGACTTCAAAGAAACGCTTGAAAAAATCCCCGATTGGCAAAAAGATATTGTAAAAAGGGCGTTAAATTGGGGTAGCACAAACAGTTCTAAAATGCCATCTACTGATGATTTTAAGGAAATGACAGACGAAGAAGTGGAAGCGATTTTGCCTTTTTAGTTCATAATTTATTTAAAATATCTGTTGACAAGTGACAGTCAATTTGGTATAATCCTTGTAAAGACAAAGTGTGATTGGCTTACGTTGTGGGTTTGCTAATCTGAATATAGTAAGCCAATCCCCTGTAACTTAGTAGCCACAACCTACATAAGTCACAGGGTTTGTCTGTTACAAGGAGCAATATATGGCAAGAAAAAGAATGTTTGATAGGGAGATTGTAAATAAAGATAAATTTTGCGATATGCCAATGAGCAGTAAAGCCTTATATTTTCTGTTAGGAATGGAAGCTGATGATTATGGATTTGTTTCACCAAGACGAGTGATGCGAACACACGGAGCAACAGATGATGATTTAAAATTATTGATACTAAAGGAATATGTAATACCTTTTGAAACGGGAGTAGTTGTAATAGTAGATTGGCATAAAAATAATTACATTGATAAAAATAAAATTCAACCAACAGAATATCTTGAAGAACAATCTTTAGTGCATATAGACAACGGGAAGTATTGTGCCAGTGCGGTTAAACTAAAGTTAAACCAAAGTTTAACGGAAGTTAAACAAAAGTTAACGCAGAGTAGTATAGAACAGAATAGTGCAGAAAAGAATAGCATAAATTATATTGACGAACTTTTTGAAAAAATTTGGAAACTATTGCCACCACACGTTAATGATAGGAAAAGTAAAGTATCAAAAAAACGCAAAGAAGAATTATATGATTATGGTTATGATAGGGTTGAATCAGCTTGCAAAAAATATCTTGAAACTCAACCCAAAGAATATTTACATAAACGAGATAACTTTTTTAATGAAGTTATAAATAACTATTTAGATGATGAAGTGGAAGTAAATAAAGTTGAACAAGAGTATATTGATGTGCATTACAATAATGATGGTACAATATTGAGGGTTATTGAAAAATGAAGTTTGATGTTATAAATGCTTTTTTAGAAGTCATAAAACCAGATAACAAGCTATTTGAAATTAGGGCATTATATGGTGGTGGTAAAGTTGTAAGCGGATATTTTGATTGCATAACAACAGCGGTCGAATGTTTGAAAGATTATAGTTTTCCTAATAATTCTAATATTTATTTTACGCTTAATAATATTAACGATAAGTGCAAGGAGCGAAAACAATTTAATAAATTTGTAAGTGGAGCAAAGCCGACAACATCAGATAATGATATAAATTATTATGAGTGGTTGCCAATAGACGTAGACCCTGTTAGACCAACAAACGTATCATCTACAAGTGATGAATTGCTTTTGGCAAGGCATAAAGCACATGAGGTTAGAAACTTTATGTATGCAAATGGTTTTAGCGACCCGATAGTTGCCATGAGCGGAAACGGTTATCACTTGCTATATCTTATAGGATTTGAAAATAGCAGAGAAAACGCAACACTTGTTTCAAATTGTCTTAAAGTTTTGAGCATGTTATTTTCCGATAAGCACATAAACATTGATGTTAAAACATCTAATCCATCGAGAATATTTAAACTTTATGGTACTAAATCATGCAAAGGTGATAATACAGAAGAACGACCACACCGAATGAGCGAAGTTTTAAAAATCCCCGACAATATTATTCAAAACAAAAAACATCTATTGGAAGAACTTGCTTCACTAATGCCAGAGCCAGAAGTAAAGATAAATAATTTTCGGAACGGATATAATAATAAGCAATTTAATATCCATGAATTTATGGCAAAACATCTACGAGTAAAGCAAGAAATTACAGCAAGTGGATATACAAAATATATTTTAGAGCATTGTCCATTCAATCCCGAACATAAGGGTAAGGATTCAATGGTAACGATAAATGATAATGGTGCAATAGGTTTCTTTTGTTTTCATAATTCATGTGCTAACAACAAATGGCAACAATTAAGAGCGATGTATGAGCCTAATTTTTCTGATAAAAAATATGTTAAACTTAATTTTGGGTCAAATAGCAATAACGAAAATCACACATCACCTAAAATCGTTAATCAGAAAATAGTACAAGATGTAAATGACGAGCCTGTATTTTATACAATGCAACAGATAGAAGAACTTGTAACACCACCAGACGAGTATATAAAGACAGGAACAGATGTTATAGATACAAAGATGGGTGGACTTGCAAAAGGTTGTGTAACGTGCATAACAGGCTTGAGAGGGTCGGGCAAATCAACGTGGATAGGACAACTTGCTATTGAATCGGCAGAACAGGGATATAGAACTGCAATATTTAGCGGAGAGTTAAAAACTAAAAAAATATCATCATGGTTAAAACTTCAATCCGCAGGGAAGTATCATGTCAATCCAACACAATATGATAATTTTTTTACGGTAAAAGATGAAGTTAATCAAAAAATAGTAGATTGGTTAAACAATAAAATATATGTTTATAATAATGCACACGGAAATGATTTTGCTAAAATATTTGATAGATTAGCAGAGTGCGTTGAAAAATATAAAGTCGATTTTATAATATTAGATAACTTAATGGCATTAGATATTTCAATGCTTGAAAAAGAAATATATCGTCAGCAGAGTATGTTTGTTCAAACGCTTATGGACTATTCTAAATTATCGAATGTTCATACGTTGTTTGTAGCACACCCACGAAAACCATTAGGATTTTTAAGATTAGATGATGTAGGTGGAAGTGGTGATATTACAAACAGGGTAGATAATGCTTTTATAGTGCATAGAGTAAATGACGATTTTAAAAGATTATCTCATGCTATGTATAAGTGGGAAAAGAACAATGATTTATATTCAGCAACGAATGTAATTGAGATATGTAAAGATAGAGAAATGGGAACAATGGACACGTTTATACCGTTATATTACTGCAATCAAGGAAAGCGGTTAAAAAACTATGAGCATGAGCATAAGCGGTATGGTTGGGAAGATTCAGAATTTTACGAAGTATACGAAAAAATAAAATTACCCTTTTTAGATGATTAGGAGA